ACACAACTACCCGTAACGAAAAGGCCGCCCGAAGGCGGCCTTGGCTGGGTAGCCTGAAGGATCAGCGAGCGGCCTGACGGCGTTTTGCGATGCTGCCGACCACTGCCAGACCGGCCAGCATCAGCGCCCACTCGCTGGGCTCGGGCACCGCAGCGACCTGCAGGTTGCCGGCGTAGGACGCCGTCTGCCCCTCGACCAGACCGGACACCAGACCGCTGATCTCGATGGCGTAGGTGCCGGCATCGAGGGTCAGGAAGTCCAGGGCCGAGACGAAGGCCGGGTTGGCCGGCGCGTCGGCAATCAGCGAGCCCAGCGTCAGGGCCGAGCATGCCGCCCCGGTCCCGCCGCACGTCGAGCTAGCCACGTTGAACAGCTTGGCGTCGAACCCGCTGATGTTGCTGATCGGCAGGAACACCGCATCGAGCGTGGCCGCCCCGGCCGGTGCGAGGCTGAAGACCCAGAAGTTGTCGAACGCCCCGTTGGTGCCGGTGGTGCTGTTCGTGAACGTGCTGTTGTCGAACGTCAGCGAATCGTGCAGCCCCAGGTTGGTTGCCACGCCACCCTGGTAGGTGCAGCCGTCGCAGACGAGGACCGCCTGTGCCGGGAGGGACAGGACCCCGAGCAGCGCGGCCAGGGTCCACAGGAATTTCTTCATTGGCGATTCTCCTTCGATGGTTGGGGGACGTTTCAACGCTGGGCTTTGCGACGACGGGCGATGCCGCCGACCGCTGCCAGACCGGCCAGCATCAGCGCATACGTCTCGGGCTCGGGCACCGGGGTCACGTCGAAGGGCGTGGACGTCGGGGTCAGTTGGCCGTTGAACCAGCCGCTGCCGCCGTTGACCAAGCCCTGGGCGTGCGTGGCGAACAGGAAGCCGTTCTTGCCCTCGGGGCCGTTGACGCTCAGGCTGTTGAACATCGGCAGCGTCACCCCCAGGAAGTCCCAGGCCAGCGTGTCGGTGCCGTCGAAGCGCGGCGGGTTGGACGACAGGTCGATGAACCAGTCGAAGAACCCGTCGCCGTCGGCCTTGAAGGCGTTGGGCGAGTAGGCGAAGCTGTTGAGCGACGCCAGTCCCGTGCCGCTGAAGCTCGTCGGGATGAGCGCCCCCGGCCCGCTGAAGTTGCCGTACAGGCCGGTGATGAATTCGCCCGGCGCCATCGTGCCCTGAAGCTCGAAGTGGACGCCGCCAGCGAAGTTGGTGGCCTCCAAGATCGAGCAGCCGGTGACGGCGTTGGCGCAGTTGGTGCCCCCGCTGAATTCGTTCTCGAATCCGACGGTGACGGCCCCGGCGCTGGCAGCGGCTGCCGCGAGCGCGAAGGCGAAAAGTGCTTTCTTCATGGGTGTAGCTCCTGGGTGGGTGGGGGTGGCGGGGTGTAGCTTACTGGACCGACGGCGCAGAAGCAATCGGCGTGCCCTCGGGGGTGACGAGCGGCGGCACGGCCGGTGCCTGCCGGCGCTGGTTCTCCTGGGCGATCTCCTGGCCCATGCGGGTCAGGAGGTTGTAGCTCCGCTCTGCCGGGAGCTTGCCCAGCCCCTGCAGGAGCGTCTCCGTCTCCTGCTGGTCGAAGGTGAAGGTGTAGGGGTCGCGGATGCCGGCCATCAGGACACCTTGAAGACGTCGGGGCGGAAGAGCGACGGCTTGACGTTGAAGAACGACGCCAGTTGCGCGGCGCGCACGGGGGGCAGCGGGTAGTTGCGGTCGCCCCGGCAGAGGCGCTCCCACTTGTACAGGGACTGCGGCCGCACGCCCAGGTAGCGGGCGAGGTCGGACTTGTTGGGCTTGCCGCTCTCGTTGTGCGGCTCGTCCAGGCGGTCCTTCATCAGCCAGACCAGCGGGTGCGAGGTCGAGGTCTTGCCGCCGGGCATCTCCCTGGGGAGCTTGACGATGGCAAGGCGGCTGTTGTCGGGCCGGCTGGCCGGTGCTTTCGGTTTTCTCACTTGGACCCTTTCAGGCGGTTGAGGATGGCGGACTGCAGATCGGACTTGGCGACCAGGGCATCGGCGATGCTCTCGTCCACCGTGTCCTTCGCGGCGAGGTAGTGTATCACCACAGGCTTCGTCTGACCCTGGCGGTACACCCGAGCGTTGGTCTGGATGTGTTCCTCAAGGTTCCACGTCAGGCCGAACCAGCAGACGGCGTGGCCGCCAGCCTGGAGGTTCAGGCCGTGGGCCACCGACGTCGGGTGGACCAGCAGGACCGGGAGCTTGCCCTCGTTCCAGGCGGCGACCGTGTCGTTGGCGGCGGTCTTGCTGACGCCACCGCCGAGGTACGGCACCGGGGTGCCCTTCGGCAGGATCGAGGCGAGCTTGACGCGGATCGCGTCGACCTCGTGCAGGAAGGCGACCGCCACCAGCAGCGGCGTGCCGGCCTGCTCCTCGACGAGGTCGGCCAGGGCATCGAGCTTGGCGTCGTGGACGTGGACCGAGCCCGACTCGTTGTACGCCCAGCCGTTGGTGATCTGGCGCAGCTTCATCGTCGCGGCGGCTGCCGTCACGGCCGTGAGCTTCTGGTCGCCGACGGCGGCCACCAGATCGTCGGCCATCGTCTTGTAGACCGAGCGCACAGCCTTGGGAAGCTCGACCGGGATCACGTTGTACGAGATGTCCGGCATCGTCAGGTAGTCCTCGGCTTGGAGCCTGAGGGAGACGTCGGCGATGGCTCCGGCGATCATCTGGGCAGCGCCAGGGCGGACGTGCCACTCGTCGATGGTGCGGCCGCCACCGATGCGCAGCGGGGTGGCGAACATGAAGAGCTTGCGGAAGTGGGTGATGAAGCGGCCGAGGCGCTTGCCGTCGTCCACGATCTGCATCTGGGCGAAGAGGTCCTCGATGCCCTGGGGAGCCGGCGTGCCGGTCAGGATGGTGCGGCGGTCGAAGAGCGGGAGGATGGTCTTCAGCGCCTTGAAGCGCACCGACTGGGCGTTCTTGAAGCGGGTCGACTCGTCGACCACCAGCAGGCCAGGGCGGGTGCCGAAGAGCCCCAGGCTGCCCTGCAGCAGGGCCACCAGCCACGCCACGTTCTCGGGGTTGATCAGGTACACGTCGGCCTTCGCCTCGACCGCTGCCAGCCGCTGGGCGGCCGTGCCGTGGATCGTCGACAGCTTGAGGTGCTTGAACTGGTCCCACTTGGCGACCTCGGCCGGCCACGTCAGGTGCATCGGCCGCAGGGGGACGATGACCAGGGTCGCCTTGATCGCGCCGTGGTGCTGCAGCACGCAGTGGCCGGCCAGGGTGATGGCCGTCTTGCCCATGCCGGGGTCGAGGAGCAGGGCCGAGCCCGGCTGCTGGCAGACCAGGGAGATGGCGCGCTGCTGGAAGGGGAGGGGTTCGTACTGCATGGCTCGCTTTCAACTACTGAGCCTGCAGTCTACAGCAGCCTGGAGCTTTAAGTCAAGCTCGATTTTGAACTGGAGCGTGGTGCGGATCACGCTGACCGGGTGGCCGAGGTGGAGGTACTCCTCGTGGACGATCTTCTGCCTGGGCGTCAGCCTGCCGTCTAGCTGTTTAAACTCGACGAGCCAGCACCGCTCGTTGGGCAGGAAGAAGATGCGGTCGGGGTCGCCGACGATGCCGCCCTGGAGCTTGGCCGACCGGACCCGCCGCGAGGTCGCGTGCGCCCGGCAGGACCGCTCCAGGGACGCCTCGCTCACACCTTGCTCGGGCGCAGCCGCTTCACGCCCAGGCTCTTGGCCTCGGTGGCGGTCAGCCAGAACACCCAGGACTCGGCCGTGCCGTCCCGCTTGCGGTAGTCGGCCGGGGGGCCGATGAGCTTGATGCAGGCGGCCTTGGCCCGGCGGCGCAGCGCCCGGTCCTCGGCTCGCTGCTGGATCACCATCAGGACCCCGGTCGCGTTGAGGCTGCACTCCTGGGTGTAGGTGTCGCGGGCTTCCCGCTTCTCGATCTCCATCTGGACCATGTCGACGATGCCGTCGGCAGCCTGGAACCTTTCGTTGCTGTCAGCCTGGAGCTTCTCCTCGCCGGGGGTCAACCACCACTGCTCGCCCGCCGCCCAGTAGGAGTGCATCTGCGCCCAGAACTGCTGCATGTCGGTCGTGTGGTCGGCATGGCACCAGTCGGCCCAGACCACGGCGTAGCGGCGGCTGCCGGTGTCGTCCTGCAGGAACTGGTCGTCGTTGACGGTGGCACAGAAGGACGCGCAACGCGGCCGCCGGACGGGCGTCTCGGCATAGGGCTGCCGGTAGACATCGACGGCCTGGGACAGAAACGCCTTCAGGCTCCCGTTGGCGCTCTTGGTGAAGGTGGTGTCAAGCTCGCCAAGCTCGACGATCATGCCCTGGAGGACCTGATGGACCGAGTCGCGGGAGCCCGAGACTGACGAGTCGAGTGACAGGTGCCGACCGCCGACAAAGTAGCCAGGGGCCAGGGACGCCAGCCAGCGGCTCTTGCCGATGCCCTGCTTGCCAGCCAGGACGAGGCACAGGCTCTTCTGCTGCTCGCGTCTCTCGGCGCTGACCGCCCAGCCGCAGGCGGCCTCGATTGTTTGTAATGCCCAGCGACGAAAATACGTTTTGAACAGGTCGGGGTTCGCGGTCTTGACCGAGCCCAGAAGGTGCTGCAGGCGATCCTGGCCGTCCCAGGGCTTCGACTCGATCCAGTCCTTGGCCGGGTGCCAGTAGACGCTGCTGGCGAGCCCGGCGATGGCCGCGTCTACCTTCTGCTCGTTGCTGATGCCTGCACGGTTGAAGATCGACCGGATCGCCCAGCGGACCATCTCGTCGATCTCGTACCGGGTCTTGGACCCGAAGCCGCTCATGTCGACGCGGTCGGGCAGGACGTAGCTCGTGCTGGCTTGCATCAGGTTGAACCGGGGCTGGATGCCCAGGTGCTTCAGCCCTGCCTCGATGTTGTCGATGGTGCAGGGCTGGATTTTCTTGAGGTGGCCTTCCTGGGTGACATCGCGGTCGGGCAGGACGTCGTTGGGGAGCAGGCCGATAGCGGTGCGCAGCGTGCCGAAGGTGTACTCCTCGCCTTCGGCACGCTGCGGTGGCGGCAGCCCGAAGGCCGGGTCTACAGGCCGCTCGCCCAGCGCCTTGAACATATCGGTCACCGCCGACCGGGTGGCCCCGAGCTTGGGTCCGCCCTCCTCCTCGACCCAGGCGAAGAACCGCTGGCGGAAGGCCGTGCCATCCTCGCCGTGCCCGTGGTGGCACATCGCGCCGGGGTTGGCCGACGGCCGGTACTTCGCCTCGGTGCGGTCGGTCGAGGAATGCTCCCCGGCCCAGGGGCAGTCGATCTCCCACCAGCCCTCGGTCAACTCGTGGCGGACCATGCCGCGCTCCTGCAGCCACTTGAAGATCGGGTCTTCGAGGTTGATCGGAGCGGCGTCGCCTTCCTTCTTCTCGATGGGCGCGAACTTGAGATTGAACGCCTTGGCGATGCTGTTGAGGGTGAAGGTCCGCGCCCCGTCGATGGTGATCAGGTCGGCGACGAAATTGTCGCGGTCCTTCTTGGTGTTCAGGCTGCCGGGTATGCGGAACAGGCGGCAGGCTCGGTTGACCCCCTTGTCCTGATAGCCGCCGCCGACCAGCGCCTGCATCAGCCCGTCGGCCTTCTCGATGTCCGTATCCCAGGTCTTCAGCAGGTAGCCCCACTGGTAGTTGTCCTTGCTCGTCTCCAGCCGCCACGTCGGCTCGACCGTGATCTTGTCGGGGTCGATCTTGGTGCCGATGTCGTCGAGGATGATGGCCCGCACGGCGACGAAGTCCTTGGCCCGGCGGTGCTTGCGGTCGCTGCTCGCGCCGGTCGAGAAGTACCAGGGGCCGTCGAGGTGCTGCTCGCGCCAGGGCTCTGCGGGGTAGACCTCGCGGCCGCTGGCGGTGACGACCCGCTGGGCTACTTGGAAGTAGGAGCCCTGGGGCAGCCCCTCCTTCATCAAGGCCAGGAACTGCTGCTGCTCTGAAAGTCCTGTGCTAGCATTCGGCTGCTTCATGCGGAGGCTCCCTTAGACTGTGGTGGTTGATGGGGGAAAGAGCCCCAGGGTTAACGCCCTGGGGCTTTTTCTTTGGGGCTACTTGCC